TTAATGCAAAAGCAAGAGCCACAGTTTCGTGTGTATATCTTGCAGTATAGCCTTCTGAAGCATTATCAAAGTTAACGCCTGCACCCTCTTCCTTGACAGGAGCAGCACCAAATCCAACAACTAGTACCTCTTCTTCAAAGGCTCTTTCAGAGTCTTCAACAGAATAGAGTTCTTGATACTCGCTATTGTATTCGTCATATTCTAGTCCAAATAAAGCATTTAGACCCGGTTCTAGTTCTTTCGCAAGTTGCGATCTACTTATAGCCATTTGTCACCTACCTTATGCTAGACCTGCGGATTTAACGCCACAGATATGATTTTGAATTACGCATAATACGTTAGTATTAGCACTTGATACATCTTCGTTGTCAGGGTCTTGAGAAATGTCAATAGCCTTCAAAGGAAGAGTTGTTGCAGTCGCACCTGTGGTGACATCTAGTTCTAGTCCAGAAATACCTGTATAGGTGCTTCCTGAGTTAGTGTCAACAATATCAAAGTTTCCAAACAGATCAGCCACTGGGAAAGTGTCGTCTGCCTGAACCTCAAATATGGTTTCAGGGTCGTCTACGATAAAAGCAATTAAGTCTGAAGCGTTCGTGCTTGCAGGATAATAGTTGCTAAATATCTGCTCGGATGATGTTGGGTCTGTGTACATACAGCCATTAAAAACTCCTACAACTGGAACACTACTGCTTGCAGCAGCTCTTTCAATGGTTCCGCCCGTGACTTGTTTCACGATGTCGCCTTGAAAGATAGAAGTTCCGTAGTTTGCAGCAATTCTATAACGGCTCTGTCCGCCTGAATAGGGTGAGCCACCCATCATTCTTACAGGTTTCAGACCAAATGAAGCGTCTTTATTCGCCATGTTAGTTACCTACCTTTTTTTTCCAAATGATACATTCGATTTTCTATCGGATGAATACTTCACATACTTGTTATTGCCTTGAACTTCAGTGAACATTGTATTATCAAGAGCTTGGTTCTGTTGAACATTTCTGTTCTTGTAATGCTCGTTCCGTTCTTTGACAGTTTCTGCTGGTATTTTAGCCAATATCAAACCACCTACGCTTATGACACCTGCATGTCGTCCATGTTCGATTGTAGGTAAAGGGAAGTCAGGCATTTCGTCCTGTCGGACAAACTCCCATCCTTCTCTCATTCGGGCAGAAACATTGTTCCTGTCCTCTACTCCTACATACTCTGCCCTAATCCATCGGTATTTATAACCTTCGGGTGCGGGTGGAGTCTCTAACATCCTTGCAGGTTGCCAAGGCTTTCTTCTAGCAGTTTTATCGTGTTGCTCTTCATCACGAGATGTGCGGGTTACTTCGTCTATTGCATCTATGTCCATCATTTTGCTCCTTCTATTTTAATCATCTCTTTACCTACACGCTTGAGCCACTCTTGGTTACTCATGCCATAAGGCTTTAAGTTGCTTTTAACAGAAGCATGGTTAGAATTAATCCTAAGTCCGCTTCTCTTCCCTTGTGCTGTTTGACGGCTTCCTGAGGAAGCTGAGGCTACTCTCTGCACAGATGAGTTTGCTTCTTTGCTGTCTGTTGGTTTATCCATTTCAGGATAGACCGTTTTTAATCTGTTGTCCAACTCTTCATAGTATTCTTCGCTTGAACCATCGTAACCTTCGTTCTGTAGGTCTTCATGAATTCCCATGGCAGTGTAAGTTTTTACTCTGTCCTTTTGGAACCAATCGTTCTGGTCTGCCCAAGCCAACGCTTTAGAGTCGGGCTTAGGATTATCATACACTGAAGCTTGGTTATTTGGAACAGGTTGTTGCACAACTTGTTCTGATTGAAATTGTTGCTGTTCTTGTTGCATTTTTGCTAAACGCACTCTCTCTTCTTCAAGAGATACTTTGTTTAACAGCTCAACGCTTTTTAACTCAAGATCAGGATCGTTGGTCTCTCTTGCTTTTTTATACAAGTCTTCTGCTTGTTGCCTTTGAGACTTTACACGGCTTTCATACTCATCCGTGTAATTTTTGTCCAAAGCAGTAGCCTTGCTTTTAACTGTGTTGTACTCACTTGCTAGTGAGTAATACTTTGTTTCAGCTTGGGTTGCTCTGTCTTCAGCCATACGAACTCGTTCGTTTAGCTTGTTAATTCGTTTGCTTACACCACGGGTGTATTTGTCAAGTTCATCCTCACTGCCTGAGTCAGAGGAGGCATCTTGATCTTCAACAACTTCTACCGAATCGGTAGCTTCTTGCGTATCATCAAGTTGAACCTGAATGTCTTCGTTAGTTTCGTCAATCATATATTTCTCCTATGCTGAAACGATGTCATCAGGGTTAAGGATTGTAGCAATGACTTCATCATCATTAATGATTCTGACCTCGCTATCATCCGCTAATTTAAACCTTGAGCCTGCATATCTACCTATGAGTACCCATTGTCCTTTCTCGCACCAATGCCTTTGATCTTTAAATCTTTTAACATCTTGGTAACAATCTGGACCCATGGCAACCACATAAGCAACAACAGTCGCCAAGGTTTCCTTTTCTATGGTTTCCTTAGTAAGCAAAATGCCACCATCGGTGACACCTTTACCCTTATAAGGCAAAACCAAAATACGCCAACCAGTTGGTTGAGGCATTCTTTCGATGACGCTTTTATCAATCAAAGTAGGGTCTAAAACCCTTTCATCTTCTTTGACAAAAGCCTCTTCTAAGTTAATTAAATCTTCTTCTTTTTTAGCTGAAGCTTTCTTATTCATCGACAATATCTCCCTCGTCATGTAAGTGTTCTTTTATCTTATCATGAATATAGGAAATTGCTGAAATTTCTCCCATTAAAAATTGATAATTTTCCATGTCTTTTACCCCGCCAGACATGACAATATCGCTAACTTGCTCCTCTCTGCTTTTTAAATCTCTTCGGAGAGCATGAATAAAATCATACTTGTCCATGACTTAATAAATGCCACTAAAGTTATTGCCTCTTAAAGCTGCACCTTTGCCTCTGCTTTTTCCTTTGCCATAGCCGGGTTTGATTGCCTCTACCTTGACTTTCTTTGGCTGAGACAATGGTATGCTTCCTTGACCTTTTATATTTAGGGAAGTTTTTGCTTTCATCGTTTTCTCCTTGGTTATTAGTTATGTGTATTAAACACGTTTTCTTTTTGCCTTTGCTGTTCTGGCAAAAGACCTATTTTTCCCTTGGTCTAACATTTTAAGATTGCTTAAACTGTTATTTAAGGGATTGTTATCTAAATGAGCTACATCTTTGCCGTCACCAATTGTAGCACGACCAGCTTTTACCATTTCGGCTCTTGCTTTGTTTCGAGCTGCTCTCCTAGCTTTTTGTTTTGGAGAGCTGTGATAGTTTTTGTATTCTTGTTTGTAGTCTCTACCCACTTATTTTTTCTTTTTTGCAACTTTCTTTTTCTTTGCAACTGGTTTGGCTTTAGCTTTAGGCTTTGGTTTTTCTTTAACCACTTTCTCAGCAACCACTTCAACTTCAGCCATTTGCTCTGGCTCAAGTATTTCTACGTTGCTAATTAATGCCTCAGCATTTGCTGTTTTTTGTTTCTCAAGAGCTTTTTTTTCTTTTATTTGTTCTTGTATTTTTCTGTTGATTGAACTTGTCATTTATTCATCCTCGCTTGTAGGTCAATTAGTTTTAACTCAGCTTGTTGCTTGAGTCTGTCTTTTGCAATGTCATTTTTGTCTGATGCATTCATTGCTTGTTGATCTGCTTTTTGTTTTTGTAATTGCAGTTCAGCAGATTTTTCCATTGCATCCTGTTGCTCTTTAGAAGAGAACTGTTGGTTTTTCATTTCAATCTCTTTGTCACGCAATCCAAGCTCTTGTTGCCTAATAGCAACCAGTGGGTCTTGTTGTGCTGGAGGTTGAATTGAAGATAAGAATTGACTTGATAGCTGTGCCAATATTGGAGAGCTAATGCCCTCAATCATTGACTGCACTTGTTGCTGAACCATTTGTTGTGATGGTACATCCATTTGTTGTGCTTGTTGCATCATCTGCTCAATCTGTTGTTTTGCTTCTGGTGGCATTTGTTCTTCTGCCATCTGATTAGCCAAGAACTGTAAATGTTGCATGACATGAGCAATGATTATTGATTGTAGCTGAGGATTCATTTGTACGCCTTGTGTTAAAAACAAGGTTTTATGAGCCTCTATGTGTGCTTCATGGTTCTGTTGTTCAAAAGCATTGGCAGGAATTCCCTGCAATAAGCCACTGTTTTCTATGCCTGCATCTACTGGCTTAGGCGTTGTGTCTTGTGGTGGCATTAACAAAGATTCTATGTTATCTACGCCCAAAGCTGCGTACATTCTATAGTAAGCTTCGTACAATCCTTGTGGACCATGAATCTCTGGATTTGATTGAACCATCGCCAGTAACTCTTGAGCTAAAACAACACGCTGACTCATGGAGAAAATGTTAGGGTCTGATACAGGAATAATATCTACCTTTCTATCAAAATCCTCTAACTTAATTTCTCTTGATCCACTTCCTGTTTCGTAAGGATATACAGGCGGTAAGAATTCACCAAAGACTCTGGCTAATATTTTGAATTCGCTTTTTTGTGAATAGTGCAATCTTTTATGAATCGCACTCATAACTTTTGTTCCTTTTTCTAATAAGGCTACTGTTGTTCCAACTGGCATAGCTGCGTTTGAGTCACCAACATTCATATCTGCTATAGAAGCAAATCTTTGACCGCTTTGAACCAATAGTCCTAACAGACTAAATAAAACAGAACTTGGTTCTTTGTATGGCAGTGGCATGAGAGAATCTCTTAAAGCTCCACCCGGTGCATCAACATCTCTAAACTCACCCGGCTGTAATGGAGATGCTTCATCTCTAATTCTTATGCCACGAGCTTTAAACCCTGCTGGCAGATTAGACAATGTTCCTGCATCAATCAATTGTCTCAAAATAGATGTGGTGGCTTTTGATAGACCGCCAATCATGTGTGATAACCCTAAGCCGTAGAAGCCAAGACCCGGTAAGAACTTATACTGAACAAAATAATTAATTTTGTTTCTGATGGGGTCTTCTGGTTCGTAATTCCTTCTAATGGATAAAACAGTTTGAGATGATTCGTCTATAGTGATGATGTATGGAAGTTTTAATCCAGTTGGTTCGCCATTCTCGTCTAAGTCTTCAAATCCTTCAATGTCTTCAACTGTATGAATTTCATACAATTTTCTTTGCTCATCGTTGCTGTATTCTGGCTCTATGCCTTGTATTTTGTCAATTTCTTCTGATACTGTATCTCTAATTTCTACATCGTTTCCTGTTAGTTCAGTGTCCATGTAGAATCCAGAAAGCTGTAATTTTCTTACCTCATTGCTACTCATAGAAACTATATGCGTTACTCTTTCTGCACTTAGAAGATCGGTAGCCTCATAAGGCACCAACAAATCTTCGGCAGGAATAAACTTGGATACAGGTCTTCTTTTAGACGCATCGTAATAAACTTTTTTAAATGCACTTCCTGATAACGGTAGATAGAACAACAATTGATCTAATTCAGGATCGTATTCTGGCATCTCGTTCATGATGTAGTAATTCATAAACTCAGAAACTCTTTCAGCCTGCATCTCTGTGTTAGCATTTCTTTGACCAATAATTTGTGTCTTGACTGGTCCTTGTGCTGGGAGAAGTTCTTTGTAGGCTTGAGCTTGGAACTGAGTAACAGATTCGGCTAATATAGGGTGAATAACGCCACTTGAGCCTTCAAATGGTTGGCTTCTTTGTTCGTCAAATCTCATGCCAAGATATTTAAGACCGTCTGTATAGGTCTTCATCCATTCTTTTCTGGACTCCTTGTCGCTGTCTACATCACTAATTAATTTTTTAGAAATAGAACCTAAAACATAATCGTCAAGGTATTCAGCCAAGTTAGCCTCAAACGGAACTTGTTCTTCCTCTTCCACCTGTGCTTCATCAATAATGATTTCATCATCTTTAATGGTTACTTCTAAAGACTCCATAAGCTGATCTTCAAAGGTAGGAGCCTCAGCTTCTATCTCAATTGACTTACCTTGATCAATGATGTCTGGGTTTTCTTCTGTGCCTAATCTTCTTTCTATTGCCATATTATTTTCTGTTTGCCATTAATGATTGTGATAATTTTTTAATATTATTTCCCACTGATGGTAAGTTACCAACAATAGTAGGATACATGATTTTACGATCCAATTCAGCCTCATCAGGACTTTTGTATCCTTCTATTATGCCTGATTCAATTACTGGTTTAAATTTCTCTACCATTTCTTGAGGAGACATAATCTGCTTTGTTTCTGGATTATAGCTTGGCAATAAATATTCTTTGCCGTTAATATTTAACCCCATAATTTTCATTGTTACTGTTTCTCCACCTCTGGGAGAAACTTCTAAACCCTGTCGACCAGAGCCGACCACGTCATTGTGATACGATTGCAAGAAGGTTTTGTTTTTTGAGAAACGGCTGTTATCGCCTTTATTTTCAATCATTAATGTAATACTCTTTTATCTTGTTTGGTTTGAACCAAGTCTGTTAATTCGCCTTCAATAATGTATCCATCTACCTCAGCGATTAACTCAGCAGTTTCTAAGTTTTCTGCGTGTATCTTTGGTCCATCAAAAGACTGACCGTCATGGTAAAAAGTTGTAACAAATATTTTCATCAATAATAACTTAGTTTCCTTCTGTCAAATGATACCTCATCTTGATAGTCTGTGCCTAGCTCTATTAGACCACCTTGCCTAATTCTCATTAGAGCCATGGTTGCGGAATCCGCAAAGTCATCGTTTTCTCCGTAGGGAAAAGAAGCCATTTCTTCTATTACTTCTTCTGCAAAAGCATCTTCTGTTGCCCACACCATGCCACTCTCAAACATTGGTGAAACTGAGTTCATTCTGGCTATTTTGTCTTGCCCTCTGCTTGGAGAATAAGATTGCACAGGTATGCCTATTTTTCTTAACTCTTGTGTTAAAGGCGTGCCACTGGCTTTTGCCTCAATTAAAACAATGTCTGGCTCCCAGTATTTATATTCTTCTAAAGCTATGCTTTTAAGCTCTGGAAAGTCCACTCTGTGTCTTGTTGCGTCCAAAAGTATGATGGCTGATTCATCGCCCTCATCGGGATTAAATATGCCCCATGTCGTTATAGCCGAATAGTCAGCAGTTTCTTTTGCACTAAATGCAGTATCGTAGCTTTGTATGACACATTCGCATTCAGGTATATCGTCTTTCTCCCAAGTTTGCCACCACTCTCTTTTAATGATCGACCCACTTTCTGCGGTTGGATTCTGCATCCACTGAGCATTCCACTTGGATATTGGCAGTGACGCTTTAACACCAAGTAACTCTTCTTTCTTCCAAAACTCTCCCCACAAAGGTTCGTCAGAGTCAGGCATGATGGCTGGAAACTCTACTAACTCCCACTGATCTGCATGTTCTTCGTTTTGTCTTTTTAACAATCTACCAGCCAAGTCTTTGGTTGACCAACGAGTCATGACCAAAATGATAGTACCGCCCGGTTGTAACCTTTGGCGTGGACCTGATGTGTACCATTCCCAAGCACCGTCCATGGCAGTTGGAGACATGGCATCTTGCTCTGAGTGAGGGTCATCAATAATTAATAAATCTGCACCACGACCAGTGATGGCACCACCAACACCTGAATAGAAAGCTTCACCGCCATCATTGGTTGTCCATCTTCCTGCTGACTTGTTGTCACCCGACAGGCTAATGTTCGGAAAGACCGATTGATAGTCTTCCGAGTCAATAATATTTCTAACTCTTCGACCAAATCGTACTGCTAGTTCTGCGGTGTGAGTGGCTTGAATAATCTTAAGAGATGGGTTTAAACCCATCATCCATGCAGGAAAGAATGTAGATGCAAATTCTGATTTAGAGTGTCTTGGTGGTAAGCAAACAATTAATCTTTTGAGTTTGCCTTGTGCTATGCGGTTAAACTTTTCGGCAAGGATTTTATGATGCCTACCCATGATAAAACCTTGCCACATTGCTTGAACAAATTCTAAAAAATCATGTCTGCATTTTTCATTGCCTTTGATATTTTTCCACTTTTCAATAAGTGTTAAAGCTTCTATCTGCTCATCTTTGGATAAAATATCGAATGATTTTATTTTGTCTAAATCTAGCATATCAGGTGGGAAGCTGGACAATTTCAATAGGGGGGAGAATCACCAGCTTCCCGAGACATGAGTTTATGAGAGAGAGGAGATATATATAGATACCCACAAGAAACATGTCAATCTTCATTTTCACACAGTTCTTCTTGTTTTAATAGTCCTAATACGGCATAACCTGCTGTGTCAATCCAGCTGTCTTCATGGCTTGGATTTTGCGAAATTCTAATTAGTTTCATGCAAAGCATGATATTTGCGGCATCACTGCCGTTAAGTTTTTCTGATAGTTTGTTGCCTAAAATAACATTACACATATCTGCCAAGTCATCAAAAAAATCATTGGAGCTACCATAATCGTCATCCCTTTCCTCTAAGATCGTCTGAAGCTTTATTAATGCTGTGTCTAAAGTAAAGGTATTTCGTTTGGTTGATTTCATAGGCTCCCTCTTTTGTTAAGTGTTGATTCTAACTTATTTTACTCCAAATCCAAAGGATTTAATTTTGGGGTTTTATTTATATAGTTTAGACAGTCTTGCAAAGAGGTTTCTGTGTCAATTGCTTTCAAGTTATCTTCTGTTTTAGCAAACTCTGTTAAGTTTTTTTTGCTATTAAATGGCATAAATATAACCTTATCAATAGACAAAGCTACAAAACAAAATAAATCTATTTGTCCATCGCCATATCTTTCCTGTGAATCTTGCCTTGTTTTTTTTGCAGTTCTTCTTCCTGCACGCAACTCCCATCGGTAGAAATTTTTATTTCTTCTAAGGTAAGTTGAATTGGTTGTTTTGACTTGTACTCTGTAAAGTTCGCCCTGATGGTCTAGTATTAAGTCACTTCTGTGAGCTTGTGGAGCTAAAATAACAGAGTCGCAAAATCTCAGCAAGTATGATGCTGCCAAATATTCACCTGCTAACGCTATGCGTGTAGTGGCATGTGGCAAACTGACTCCTAAATTTTACCCCACTCCTTACCTTCAAAGAGAAGAGATTCGGCATTTCGCCTGCGAGTTAAACCCTCAAGCACTTTTCCGCCCGCTTTGTTCCATCTTTTTATTTGAGCTGGCACGTTCTCATAATCAGCTTGGTTTAAAACCTTTAACATGGTTGAGCTATTTAAATTGGTTGGACCCAAGTTGTAAGTCCATGAAACCAAAGCATCAAATTGATTTTGATTTAAAGGTACTATTACAGCATCCTCTACATGGTTTTCGTATTCTTTAATTTCTTCTTTAAGCCATTCTTCGGCTTGCTCTTTTGTGCAAGTGTCGCCCATTTTGACATCTTTTGTTCTGCCATAAGCAATTGTGGGAACTCCAGCAGCACATGTGTATGCCCGCATCTCACAACCTTCAAATTTTTTAATAAGGCATAGACCTTCTTCTGAAATATGCATTATCCGTTGAATACGCCTAGAATAAATGCGGTTAGCAAGGTAGCCATAAAGCCGAAAGAGCCAAACAAAGCCATCTTTAGCGTTCCATTTAGATCGTTCATTTCTTGTTTTATTTCTGCTGTTTCTTTGAATATGGTCTTCCATCTTTCTTCGCATTTTGCCTCGTGAGAATTTAACTGAGAAGAAACTGATTGCACTGTGGGTTTAGCTACCATCACTGTTTCCTGTATTAGAAGCACCAAAGTAAAATGATATTACTGCCGATGCTAAACCACCTAAATAACCAAGCACTAAATTAATTAATGCTTCGCTGTTTTGTTCTGGTGGCTGTAAAGTAACTAAAAATATATAACCCATAAAACCACCAACAACAGCAATACCCATAATACGAGCAGTCCAGTCTTTGCTAAACTTGCCTCTGGCATCTTGTTTGTCTGCTGTTTCTAATGCAAAGATATCTACTTCTAGTTCTTTCATTTGCACTTCAAAGTTTTGTTCTGCTTTTTTAAGTTCAAGCATTTGTTCTGGTGTGGCTGATTGTATGGCTTGATTGATAGCTTTAGGTTCAGGTTTGCAACCAAGCACACCTGCTATAACAGATGCTGCTTGTCCGCCTAATGGTCCACCTAACGCTGAACCAAGCGTAGGGGCTAAAGCACCTACAACATTTTTAATTAAATTAAATTTCATATTAACCTGCCAATGGGTTTTTATTATCTAGCTTATTTATAGCTTTATCTAAGCTTTGTATATCAGCTTTGATGGTCGCAATGTCTGTTTTTATTTCAGTAACATCTGGAACATCAATATCGTTTATTTGTTTTTCTAAGTATTGCACAGATGTCTCTATTGTCGCAAATCGTTCTTCAATAACCTTTTGAGCTTGCTCAGTATCACCGATGCCACCAATCTGGGCTTCTAAGTTATCTATTCTGTTAACGTAGGTAGCACCAGTGTAGCCAAAGCCTGCTAGGGTTGTGACTATGCCAGCAAGGGCTATCAATTGAGTTGTTTTGTTTTCAAACCAATTCATTCTTTGCTCCTATAGATTTGGCTGTAAATTTTTTAAGTCGGTCAATGTTCTGATGCTTTGTCCCGCTAAGCCGTAAAATGCTTCAGTGTTATCCGACAATGTATTGTTAGTATAAATGTTTTTGGGCATATACCAAGATTCTTTTTGTGGTATGTTGACAAGCCTATAGTTGTTAAACTCTGGAACAAAGCCCATGACAGCAATGATTGCGTTCTCTGAGCCGTACTCTCCAGTTTCTTCTTGTTGAGCTGTTACTTGTTCTTGTGCATTTTGAAGGTTCTGAGCAATAATGCTTTCAACCGTGGTTTCAGACTCTGAGTCAGTAGAAGCTTGCACAATTGATGTATCCATCTGATCTTGGGTTGTTTCTGTGTTTAAATCTGCAACCACCACTTCAACGCCAGAGGCATCTGCGTCAATTGTGTCTGAGCTAAAACTTGAATCTGAGACAGAAGAGTTGCTCATATCTAACACTTGGTTTGTTTGTGCTGTAGAAGACGCAAACTGGTCCGACATGCTTGGAGAGTTTGAAACGCTAATTCCAGAGTTAGACGATGAGTTAGCAGAGTTGCCTGAGACATTACCACCACCAGTTGCGTGAACTGAGTTGCCTGAGTCAGTGCCACTGATACTGTTTTTGGCTGTTGTGATTGTTGCAGAAACAATTTTAAGTGCTATCTCTCTGCTAATTGAGCTTTCACCTTTAACATTTTCTCTTTCCGCAACCTCAAACTCTTCTTCGAAGACTTCTTGAAACTCTTCTGTAACTTCTTCTCTTTCAATTCTTTCTTCTTCTATTTCAGCTTCAGCCATGCGTTCTTCTATGGCTTCAAATATTTCTTCAACCACTTCTTCTTCAAATATTTCTTCTAAAAACTCTTCTTCGGGTTCTTCTAATATTGCAATTTCTTCTTCTCGCCTTGTTTCTTCTTCGAACCATTCTTCTAGTTGATCTATAGTCTCAAGCTCAATAAATGTTTCAGGCTCACGAAAGTCTTCTACAAGAAAGGTTTCTTGAAAGATAAACTCGTCAATTAACAAATCTTCCATGGGTAAAAATGCTTCCTCTTCATGCATGGGTGTATCATGCATTGGCTCAAAAGGTTCTTGGTATTCCTCTTGTGCAAACATTTGTTCAAATATTATCTCTTCTTCAAACATAAACTCTTGCTCTTCAAAGCGTTGTTCTTCAAACACAAACTCTTCAAACATCGGTTCTTGCTCGTAGCCAAACTGCTCTTCTTCTTCATAACCATAATCAACTTGCTCATCATCAAAGAAAGCTACAGACTCTTCCTGTCTATAACCTTGGCAAAAAGGAGCATACTGTGGGTCTTGATCGCACTGTTCATCGTCATACGCTTCCCAATATAAAGGACATGATTCATTATAAAGCTGAGTGATATTACATTGTTGAGTCTGGTAGGCATCAGCGTATCCAGAGCAACTAGGATCATTTAGTGCATTGCTACAATCAACACCATTGCCACTGCCTGATCCATATAAAGAACCGCCATTTTCTAGGTTAGTATTTTTGTCAGAGTTGTTCCAATCGTAGTTATAGCAACTAGAGCTGTTGGTTGTGCCAGTATTACACTCATCGTGATAGTAATAGATGTATGAATCTTCTTTTTTAGAGCCTACTTCACCTATTAATACATCGTGGTTAATAATGTCTAATGCACCATAACGAATATCAAACGAGCTGTTGTTCCAAAGAATTATTTCAAAGCTGTTGTCTGATGCACGATTATACTCACGCATATCGTACCACCCAAAGATCATCTTGCTTGAGTCACCCCAAGACTTCATGCGAGAATCGTTGTCTCTTATAAGGTCAGTCCAGAATGGATATATGGTGTAGGTGTGTTGCCCATTAATAGGATCAGGAGTGTAGTCGCTACAATAGCTGCCACTAGAGCCAAAATGCAGACACCCATTTGTTGCCATCCTTGCTTGGCTAAATGTAGAGCCATAAAAAGTAAAATTAAAAGAAAGATCAATTGTGGGAGAAATACCATCATCTG